AAAAGAGCTTTAGTTTTAGAATTTTTAATTTCATCTAGTCTTCTACCAATTTCATTTTGCTCTGATCTGGTTGTCCATTTGAGCAATACATCTAGTTGTTGATATCTATTTTTTATTTTAACATTATCAAATAATTTTATTAATTTAGACGTTGTTTTATTCAAAAGTTACCTCGGGTAAATGATTAACATTATAAATTATAAAATCTATAAGATTTAGATTTAAAATAGAAAAAAATATTCTAAATTGTGGATTATGATCTCTTTTATATAATTCTAACACAATATTAAAATCTACAAAATCAATTCCGTCTTTCCATCTTCTATAAAAATTACCACTACAAAAGTCTAGTGCATAATTTTTACTCAATTTAAACGAAAATGCTAACCAAAACATTTTACCCCCTTTTATACTCTAACATCTCTAAAAATTTTTCAAGATTAAAATCTCCATGATAATAAGCATAGGCTAGTTCTTCATAATTTATATTTGAATAATTTATTTCAGATGATAAATTAATTGTCATATCTCTTTCATCAGTTAAATAATCAATTATATCATCTGCATTTAATTCATCTAAAACATCATAAGGATCAACTTCAGTATATACGCTAACATTTTTACTTATATGTGTCATAATATCTCCTTTTACATAAAATATATTTTATCATATAGTTTATTTGTAAAAAATGGTTCTAATTCTTCAAAACTAAATTGATCTTTCTTTTGTATTATTATAACTAGTTCATTTATATCTTTAACCATTGGATAATTATTTGCTTTAAGAAATTTATCCCATATAAAAATATATTCTCCATTTTTCAATAACTGTATATTTTTTCTACAGGCATCTTCATCGCTATCTAAAAGATAATATCTTCTTGGTATAGAATTCAAGTTTTTTTGAAGTTTTTCATCTTTTATTTTTAAACCAGTAATTGCTACGGCGTTATTAATAAAAAGACTATCAATTGGACCTTCTAGTATTATAACAGGTTTAGTTTTATCAATGTTATAAAAGTTATATATAGTATTAAAATTTCCACTTGCGTCTTTTCTTGATAAATATTTAGGAATCATATAATCATAAAGACTTCTTCCTTGATAATAATAAATTTTATTATTATCATCATAAAAAGGAATAATGATTCTGTTTCGATACATTTCGTCAGTTGCTACAAACCATTTGTGCCATATAGATTCTGGTATTAATCTATTATAACAAAATTGTTTGGCTATATCAAATATCTCACCTTTGCCTTTTAAAATAGGAACAAAGAATTTAGTATTCTTTTTTTCTTCATCTTGAGATTTATTACTTTTAATTCTAATTTCAGGATTTTTAATAATAATATCTTTATTAACTTCACTTAAAATTTCTTTTAAATAGTCTTTATAATAACTAGGAAAATATTCTTTCATCCATTTTTCAACAGTTGTTTCATAATTACAATTGTGACAATAATACATCCAAGGTTTTTTTCTTTTAAGAATATATCCTCTTTTTTTAGTTCTAGATTTTTTAGAATCACCACAAACATTACATCTAAAATTATAATAATCAGACTTTTCAAATACATTTGAAAAATGTACTGATAAAATAATTTTAAGTTGACGTTCTAAAGCAAATTCATTATGGATATATTTATTAAAATTCATAATAGTATTCGGGGGAAAAAATTCCCCCGAACTCTAAAAATTAACCATTTTGCAAATCATTAAAGAATGTTTCATCATCACCATCAAAAACTGTTTTCTCACCACTAGCCGCAGGAGTTGTTACAGTTTGTGGTGTTGATGTTGGTGCCGTAGTTGGAGCATTTGTAACAGGGATTATTATTTTACCTGTTACTTTTTCAAATCTTTCTTTTAGATCATTATATGATTTAAATCTATCTTTGCCTGTAAATTCAGTAAGACTATAAAGCATACCATGAATTTTTTCGATTTCTTCATCAGTTCCAACTGGAGATGGATTATCAAAAACAGACAAATCATAGTTAGGCATATTTGTGTTACTAACTTTTTGAGTTTTAATTTTAAACTTAAAGTTAGCACCATCATAATAATCAAACACCATTACAGGTTCATCAATTCCACCTTCTTCTGGAGAAATCTTAGACATAATCTTTTCATGAATTGTTTTTCCATATTTGAAAAGAAATACTTTTCCTTCATTCTCAGGATTTTGTGGGTCTTTTACAACCAAAATATTAGTATAATAATTAGTTTTTCTTGATCTTCTTCTTACTGTATCTGGATCAGAATTCCACAATTCTGTATTAGCTTTACAAGTTGGACATTCTTGTGCAATAGTAGTAGGACATTCATTAATATACCATCCACCAGGACCATCAAAAGCATGATTATAAGTCTTTACGAAAGGAATATCTGTATCCTTTGAAGGTAGAAAACGTATAATAGCTTCTGCTGTTCCGTTATCTTTAATTTGAGGATAATAAAGTCTTTCATCCTTCCAGTTCTTTTTTGGTGCATTTTGTTCTTTAATTTTTTCTGTACTCTTTGTCCAGTCAATTGCAAATTTTCTTTTGTTCATTGAACCCTCCTCTAAGCGTTTTTGTTATTATTTGTATTATTTTTATGAATCTTTCATATATGTCTGTTAATATAACATTTTCTTTTTCATCTGTCAATACATTCTTTTGCTTAATAAAAGCAAAAAAGAAAGGTGAAATAAATTTCTGTTGTATTAAAGAGTATATGATTGATTCTCCATCTTCTTTAATTTTAAATAATTCATTAAGATTTTTAACACTAGACTGTTTTATAACTGATAAGATAAATTTTTTATCCTTTTCTAGTTGTTCTCTAGTATATAGCTTAATGATTTCATTTACATTTTTGTTGTTAATGTCTTTTAAATTTATTTTATTATTGAAGATGTATTGATGGCATACAAAGAGGATCAAATCTGAATAATCATAATAAGAATTTTCAAGGTCATTATATATTTTCTTACAATAAATATGAAAATATTCTTTTGACTTGAGATACTTAAAGCGATTATCTCCTATTTGAAAAACATCTACATCTTCAATCTCTATATCAGTATTTATAGTTTTTATCAAATTATTTATTACAGAATAAACCAATAAAGACGAGTTCATAATTATCTCATAATTTCAAATAAATTATTACAATCTATATCAATTTTCCATTTTTCAGACAATTCTTTTTTTACTATGAATTTAGTATTGCTATCTAATAAAGAAAGAATTTTTTTAATTTTGATAAAATGTTCTTCCATATATAATATTGTATCCGAAATTTTAATACGTGATCTTTCTTTAATATTTTGTAAAGCGTTATTAAATTTTTGTTGTTCTAAACCGCTTATTTTTTTAGAATCAAAAAAATCTCTTAAAGTTTCAATATCAAATCCTTCTTTTTCCATTTCTCTAAAAAATTCAGCTTTAGATATTTCATTTAATATCTTTTTTTCGTCTGTTTTATTAAGGATATTATTTTCATTTACTAAATCAATTTTTTGATTCATCATATTTTATTCCTTAGATATCTATATCTAACATCTTTTTAAACTTATCTTCACTTTCTTTTTGAGCTAGATTATTAACTGTTGATATCGCATTGTTAATTTGTTGTTGTTGTTCTTTAGGTGAAGGAGGAATATTATTTCCATTACCTTCAATTTCTATATTTTGATCTTCATAAACTCTCATTTTATAATAATCAACATTAACTACAATTCTTCTTTTGTTAATGCCATATCTATTTTTAAGAAGCATCCAAGAAAATTTTCCCATTTTTCTAAATTCTTCTGATTGAGTTATACCTATAATAACATCAGCAGTTTTAGCAGGACCAATACTGTCACTAATATCTGTTAAATCTATTTCAACTTTTCCAAATCCTTTACGATTCGATTGTACTGCTGAAACTATGGGTATTCCTAATTCTACAGCAATAGCTCTAATTTCTTCAGATATCTTTTTTAATTCATGATAAGGAGTATCTGTTTTTTTAGAATGTATTGCTATCATTAATTCCATATAATCTATAAAAATTATATCTGGAATAAATTTTTGTTTTACTTTAAGTTCTTTTAATAAATTTCTAATATGGTTAGCATTAATAGATGATGGTGGAAATTCTTTAATATATAATTTATTATTTAATAACTTTTTAAAATTTTGAAATTTTTCATTAAATTTATCTCTTGTTACGCATTTTAAATCATCCATAGAAATATCAAATAAATTAGCCATAATTCTTTCAGATATTTTATTCTCAGACATTTCCAAAGTAACATATAAAACGTTTTTATTCTGTAATAAACAATTTGTGGCTAAAGAACATTTGACTAAAGTTTTACCCATGTTAGTTTCTGCCATAAATAATGACAAAGACTTTTCATGAAATCCACCATCTATCATCATATCAAATGTAGGCATTCCGGTTTTAACTACAGAATCTTTATTATGTAATGCATCATAAAGTCTATTTTCAGAATTTAAAAAATCTAGTCCTATTTCAGTATCAAAACTAAAAGCTAAAGCTTCTCTAATCTGATCTGGAACTAGAGACATTTCAGACATGTCATTATTATTTAAATGTTGTGTAGTATTAACAATAGAATTCCATATTAATTTAGATTTGAAAAATCCTTCTATTTCTGTTAAAAGGAATTCATCTTTATACTCGTCTGTATTTAAACTAAGTATTTCTTTTAATTGATTATAAACTTCTTCTTGTTCAATTACTATTTTAAGTTCTAAAAAAGAAGGAAATTTATTATATTTTTCATTAAATTCAATTATCTTATTAACAATTTGAATATTTTTATGATCTTCAAATATAGTAGGGATAAGGTAAGGCATAACTTTATCCCTAACTTCTAAGTTGTTAAACAAAAATTTAATTATAAGTTTTTCAAAAAATACTGGTTCCATGTATATCCTTAAATTTCTTGAAGTTCTTTTTCATTTACTGATATATCAAAGCTATCTTGAAATGTATATTTCTTTTCTAAATAATCTTTAAAACTAGTACTTTTAAAGATTGGCATCCAAAAATCAATTGTATACATTTCGTCTTCTTTAATAAGAATATCATCTTTAAGATGTGTTCTCATAAATGTTCCTGGTTTATTTTTATAAACAGGTTCACCTTTCTTTTTGGTTTCTTTATCATCTATAACTCTTCCTGGTTCAATAAATCCACCTTCAAGAGCATCTTCTTTTAAACCAAAGAAAACATCTAGTCCACCATCATATTTAATACGAAATTGAAGTTCTATTTTTTCTCTTGAATGTCTAGACTTAAATGTTTGTGATGATATTATACTTCCTGTGATAGTTTTATCTTTATCTTTATCTTTTGCTCTTGAGCTACATAATACAACTGAATCCGAATTAAACATAATTCTACGACCACCAGGAATTTGCAAAGGATCACCAAATCCACCTGTATTATCGTAAACATGGTTCACAACAAAATATGTAGATTTAGTATTTAAAATAATATTAGCAAGTTCATTCTTCTTTTGAGAAAGTGTCATATCCTTTACATCTTTTCCCTCAAGACCATCATCTATAGATTTTGAAGAAACTAGTGTTCCCCAACTATCGATAACAAAAAGAATGTTTGCTCGTTCTGTTCTAGGAATTCCCTCTACAATTTTTAAAATAATATTTTTGACTTCTTCAATACTATTTTCTTGAAGAACTATTAATTTTTCTGGACTAACATCAACACCAATAGATTTTGTTGTATTAAAAC